TGCATCATTTGAACGTGCAGAAGAGTGGCAACGTACTGGTCGTGGGTCATATGGGATTAACAGAAGGCATAGTAATTTTAAAAAAAGATTAAAATATGCATATCAAGTTTATAACACACAATCACCGATTGAAAAACCATCAACTGATTTTAATCAAGGGGTAATAACATAAATGTCAAGAGAAGAAAATAAACGATCAACTGCAAGTGCTGGTAATGGTTTAACACTTGGTGGTTCAAACATACAAATATCAAGACCAACATTCAAATCATCATCATCAGTAAAAACCAGAAATCCACATTATGAAGGTGAAACTGATTCAGGTCATACATTAACGGGTGTTGGTGATGGTATTACTAATATTAATTCTGGGGATGCACAGCAAAGTTGGGGTCACACTACTAATTCTGGTTCCTCTATATCAATTTCAGATAGTGCTGGAAATGAGAGTGTTAGTATTCAACATCATTCAGGAGCCGCAATTAATATTGATCCAGATGGTGCAATTTTTATCACATCAACAGCCCGTAAGGGTATAGGAATTTCATCACCATTTGGCGATGCATTCATGGATGCATCTGGTGAAATCGTGTTAAAGGGTTCATCTATGTCAATGGAAACCAGTGGAGATTGTAATTTTAATGTGGGTGGTACATTCAACTTAAAGTCAAGTGGTTATAAACTTACAACAAAAATCATGGATGAAAATATTGATGGTAGTGTATCAAGATCAGTTACAAATGATTATTCTGAAATTGTGGGTGGTATAAAGAGAACTACAATTGCTGGTGATCAACGAACACAAGTAACTGGAAATGATATAACAGATGTTGGAGTAGATAAGACTGAAAGAGTTACAGGTAACTCAGTTGAAAACACCAAAGGCAACAAATCAATTATTACTACTGGTGATAGCCTAATCACATCACAAGGAACATTAACAACAGCGGCACAAGGGACAGCAACACACTCATCCAAGGGTGATATGAAAGTTGTATCAGATTCTGATAATACAATCTCAGCTGGTGCTGATTTAAATACAGCATCTGGTGGTGCAACTAAAGTTTCTGCAGCTAGTTCTCTTAGTATAGTCGGCTCATCAAGTGCTAAAATGTCTTCAGATGGTCCAGTATCAATGGAAGGTGTTGGGTCTGCTAAAGTTGTGGGGTCACTTGCTATTATTGGTGGTACAACAGTTTCACTTGCTACTCCAACAGTATTGGGTCCAGTGCCTAGTGGTAGTGGCGGAAGTACATCGGCTTCAGTTGATTCAATTACAACTGATGAAGATTATGTAGTAACAGAAGATGCGGATGAAGCTGAAGTGATGGAAGCAAATAATATTGTGGATGATTTAACATCTGTAAGAAAATATCCTGAATTTCCAAGTAATGCTAAATTACAATCAGCTGATGCTGGTTCAGTTTATACTGTAGCACATGATTCTTCACCATCATCTGATGAAGCGTTTAATGAGTATTCATCTAAAAATTATGGTTCTACATCACCTGTATCACAAGAAAAATATCAAACTATACCTGATATTAGTGATGGTGAAAGGAAAACTAACATTAAAGGTGTTGATCCAGATATATCGATACCAGATAAAAATTCAACATCAACTAAAATATCAAGATACTTTACGCTTGGTAACTTGGTAAATGCCAATTCATCTGAACCAATACCATCTGAATTATTTGAATCTGTGGTGGCAAATTTCATCCTTGTTGCATATAATGTGTTAGACCCAATCAAAGAGAAATTTCCTGATATGGAAGTAACATCAGCATGGAGAAATTCTAGACCAAATCATATAACTGGTTTGGCTATTGACTTTGTTACTGGTAGTAGGAATGCAGCAATACATGCTGAAATGGCAAATTTTGCTAAAAACAACTTACCAGTGGATCAAGTATATCTTGAAAGAAATAAATCAAAAAGAACACATGTTCACGTTAGATATTCACCTAATGGTGGTTCACCTAGAACATTAACATGTGCTGATCCAAAATGTCATAATAACACACCGGGTATTGATTTAGAATATCTCTATAAAAGAGGAGTTAAACGATAATGGCTGAACAAATACCAAGTAGAAGTGGTGGTGAATCTGATTCTACTGATATCATATTAGATAATGACACTTTAGCAGATGTACAAAGAGGTTATTTCAAAAAACCTGAATTTTATGGTGATATGAGTACAACATCTAATGGGTTTGGTGACTTTAAAAGTGCAGTATCAACAGCTGCTACATATGCTGGAGCTATCAGTAGTTTGATATCAAGTCTACCTAAATCAAGAACATCTGATGATGAAGTCTGGAGACTAACAGAGAGTGAATATAAAGAAATTCTAAAAATGTCTAATTCGATAGCAACATATGGCAATGTTCCAATTGATACTATTACTGATTTCTTAATTATTTTATGCTCAATTGATGCACTGGTAGATATGAAGAAGATATCTGATGTGTTGGAAATTCCAGAACTAAATAATCAAACAATCTTAAGAGAACCATTTGAAATTTTAGCTGTACCCGGTTTATATAAAATTGCTTTTATGGCGCAAGCATTGGATGCATTGATAAAACTGTTCTCCAGATTTCTAAACACACAACAAAATGTATCCTCTTCAGGTGCTGATGATATAGCTAGTTTGTTTTCAAACATTAGCTCTATTCTTGGTGGGTTATCAGGTGGAACTCAAGCACGATTAGGTAATATCTCTGCTGATAATGCATTGGGTCATTTCATGTCTGAATTGATTGATGGTAAAAGAATACCAATGGCAGTAATTGCTAAAAATCCAATGAAACAAATTCCCTCATATATTGGTCAAACATTATTTGGTGAATCACCTACAAGCCTATCATTGGTGGATATCAATGAATTATTCAATAAAAAAATAGCAGTATTTGCTAAACCATCATCTGGTGCAGGAACATCATCATTTGGTATGCAGAATTTTTCATCATTGGGGTCTGCTATGAATCTAGAGTCATTTGTTAATAAAATGAACTTTGGTGGTTCATCTATCACATCTGGTAGCAAAAAAGAGAGTATGATAAATACCATAGTTGATGAACTAAAAAGTGCTACGGGTGCGACAGCAACAGAAACATTTAAATTAAATTCTGCTGATGTTGCCATTCCTTTACAAATTGCTTTATCAGCTTGTAATTGTGGAACATCAAAAACTCCATTTGCAACCAAATCATTTCAAGATGGGTGGCAATTGGCTTCACATGTTTCTAATTTTATGCAAAAAAATAACACACAATTTCTAAATGTTGTGAGGGGTTTAACTTAATGACAGATATTATTTTCTCTGATTTCAAAAAAGATTTAAGCATACATCCACTTAAGCGGGATTTGCTTCGTTTAACGAATGAAGAGGCAGTAAAAGAATCGGTTAAGAATATTGTATTCACTGGTAAATATGAGAGATATCGTAGACCATCATTTGGTGCTGGTATCCCACAAGATTTATTTGAAAATATCAGTCCAAGTACTGAATATGAAGTTAAAACAAGAATAACTGAAGCTATCAATAACTATGAACCTAGAGCTAATTTAATATCTGTTATTGTTGTTGCGAATAATGATCATAACAATTACAGTGTAACTATTGTGTTCAAGACAGTAAACAGTTTTGAACCTATCACTCTATCTAATATACTAAGAAGGATTCGTTGATGCATAATTTCAAACAATACCTAGAAGAAGTACGTGATACTCCATTGTATCATGCTGAAAAAGTAAAAGATGCAGTTGATGTAATCAAAACCAATATGATAGATGGAGTAGAATTATCTAATGAAAATAAATGGTCATTGGATAAAGGTAATAAACCTGAAAAGGTTGTACCATTAAGCAGGTCATTCAATTCTATTAAAAAATCAGGCTATGTTGTATTTGAGTTTGACCAAAGAAAATTGACACAATATAATAAGGTATTAACATTTAATTTCACTAGAGATAAAACTGATCGTAAATCAATGGCACATAAAAAACGTTATGGTAGTTATGAAGAATATGTATCTGATGATATCAGAGATATAGATAGTTCGGTTAGTAAAATTCATATGCAACGTGATGAAAAACTTAAGAATACATATCCAGAACTTAAAAATCACCCTAAACTTTATATAGATGGGAAATTCGTCAATGCATAATTTCAAACAATATCTAGAAGAAGGTCGTGATGCTCCGCTCTATCATGGGACTACTTATCTTAATGCTCAAAGTATAATTCAAGACAATAAGATAAATGCATCAACAACACAAAAATTAACAACTAAAAAGAAAGACATGATTTATACTAAAAATGTAAAGGGTACATCATTTAGTCGATCATTACAATTTGTACAATTTTTTAAACCTTTTGTTATCTTCGAGATAGATCAAAGAAAATTGGACTATAGTCATAAGATAATACCATTTAATTATTTTGCTAATGATTATTATGGTGGAGTATATAGAACAGATTCACCAGCAAGATTTGAAAAAGGGTTAGATTTCATGAATGAACATGAAGAGTTTGTAGTTGGTGATATCAAAAATATTGACAAATATATAACAAGGATATTCTTAAAAGATGCAATGTCAGTAGTAAATGATTTTAATGGTATACCAATTGCAATCAGAAAACACCCGAAATTATATATGAATGGGGATTTTGTCAATAAACCTTATAGGGGTAAGAAAGCTGTCAATGTATAATTTCAAACAATACCTAGAAGAAGGACGTGATGCGCCATTATTTCATGGGACAGGTAATCGTGCTGCAGACCTGATATTAAAAGAAAATGTGATGAAACCATTAACCATACAAATGATATCAGGTAAGAGTGTTGCAGGCACTTCATTATCCAGATCATTTAAGTTTGCAGAATATTTTGGTGGTGGTATTACCTTTGAATTGGACCAAAGAAAGCTAACACAACGCAATAAGATAGTACCATTTAGTTATTGGAACTCGGACAAACAAGCAAGAGGAATGGGTGCTGATAATCCAAATAATGAATATGAGGAATTTGTTATTGGAGAAATCAAAAATCTAGATAGATGCATCATAAAAATTTACATGAATCAATATAATGAAGCTGAAATAAATAGAAATAAAAATATAGAATTATATTATCCCACACTATTTTCACATCCTTTACTTTGGTCTACAAAAAATAAAAGGTTCATCAATCAATAATTAAAAATAGTATAAATACTTATAAAAGGAACAAGATTGAGTAATTTTTTATCTACGTCTGCACTTGATGCTGATACATTAAAAGCAAATTTTATCACATATCTACAGTCACAAACACAATTTGAAGACTATGATTTCACTGGTTCAAATATGTCTGTATTACTTGATGTGCTGGTACAGAACACCATGTATAATAATCATTATCTGAATATGACAGGAGCAGAATCATTTCTTGATACTGCTAATTTACGTGAATCCATTGTGTCACGTGCCAAGGAATTAAACTACACTCCAAGGTCTCGAACATCTGCACGTGCGGTTGTAACAGTTTCGATCACTCCGGGTGATTCACCAAATTCAATCACAATACCCAAAGGGTATAAGTTCACCACTTCAATTAATAATCAAACATTTACTTTCACTACTAATGAGGCTCATGTTATTAGTAGAGATGGTTCAACCTATGAAATAACTGATGTAAATATTTATGAGGGTCAATTGGTCACAGAATATTATACAGCAAGTACAACAATCACTGATGGTATCACGTCATATAATAATAGATTTTTTCTCAATTCAGAAAATGTTGACAAATCTTCTATAGAAGTTTGGGTAACATCCAATAACATTAGAACAAAATGGACATTAGCATCATCATTATTTGGTCTGACTCCATCATCTAAAAAATATTTTATTCAAGGTTACAAGGCAAATCAATATGAAGTAGTATTTGGTGATGGAATTATTGGTGAGGCTTTAAATAATGCTGACTTAGTGGAAATATTATTTCGTGATACATTAGGATCAGATGCAAATGGAATAAATGTTTTCAATAAAACATCAGCTATCGATACATATACAAATATTACTGTAACAACCACAATGGCTTCATATGGTGGTTCTGAAAGAGAATCAAATGACAACCTAAAATATAATGCCACAAGACATTTCCAAGTGCAGGAACGTGCTGTTATAGCTGATGATTATAAAACCATGATC